CTCTAAAGCCTCTTTATATAGTTTGTTGATAAAATCTTTTAATCTTTGTCTATCTAAATCTGTATCTATCTGTTCTACATAGTTACCTAAGAATGTAAGTGTATCTTCACCTTGGTCTAATATGTCTTCTCTAACTGAAGCTGTAATATCAGACTGGTCTTCATCTATAATATTAATCTCATGTAAGTCTATTTCTGTATGTAAACGATTAACAAACTTGTCAAACTTTTCTTCATTGTTCTTATTGACTACAAATAGTTTAACAAATGATTTATCATATACTGATATATCTTCTTCGGCATAATTTGTTTTCTTATCATCATAATATATCTTCTTAAATATTGTAAGAGGATTAGGTACTCTGGTCAATTCTCTTGTTTCAGTATCGAACACATGAAACCCTTTAGGACATTCATAATCATTCCATGTTATTTGATACTGTGTACCACAATAGAATATCTGACCATCATCTGACTTCTTATGAAAATGACCAGAGATAACTTTTTCAAATCTTTTAAATATATTCTTTTCTAAACCATGGTCGTTAAAATGACCTTTATGCATTTCAAAGCCTTTAACTTCTAAATGCCCCATACATATTTGTGCTTGTGATTGAGATATTGTTTTAATAGATTCATCATAGATATCATCACATATCCATGGCACTAATAGTATAGGCAGTTTATCGAATGTAACTGTTGTTGGTTTCTCGTATATCCAAGGTTCTATCTTACCATCAAATGTAGTAATCAATTGTTGTAATGCATTGACACTATTAGTGTTCTTATAATAGGTGTCATGGTTACCTAGTATAATATGAGTATCTATTCTCATATCATATAGTTTTTTCCAAAACTTCTCTTGAAAGTTATGTGCGATTCTATAATTGATAAATTTTCTTCTATCAACCACATCACCTAAATGAATTAGGTGTTTGATATTGTTTTCCTTTAGATAAGGAAAAAACAATTCATCATAAAATCTGTTCTGATACTCCATAAAATGTGGACTATCATTACGACACCCAAAATGAGTATCGTTCAATAGGGCTATTTTCATATTTTTATTCTATAAATTTATCTAGTTTGCCTTTTCTTTTTCTTGTTGTTTTCTTTTTGACAACAGGAACATCTTTAGGGTCGGCATTCCTTTGTAGAAATTCAGAAAATTGATTTCTAAATTGTCTATCTTCACCATCATTTAAAGTCATATCATCATAGTTTCCTTCCATGATTAATCTATTCTTAATTGTAGTTTGTTTTTTTTCTTTCTGTATTCTTCGTATAAATGCATAGTATATTATTTGTGTAAAGTATGCGAATGGATTGTTTGATTTTTCTGGATTGAAATTATCAAGATATTGTAAACAGTTTTCTATACCATCAGAAATCATATCATCTCTAAATGTATAGTTAATAAAGTTTGGTCTGTAAGATAAGTGATTTGCAATCTTTAAAAAGCACTCACCTATATAGTTTGAAACATGTGGTTTATCTTCACCTGATTCTTCAGCGTCCGTACAGAGTTTTCTATATTCGGTCATAGCCGCTAGAAACTCTTTATTGTTCACATAATGTTCTTTCTTTTTATCTGATTTCATGTTACTCATTATATATCATTAGACAAGTAATGTCAATGCTGGTTTGATTTTATAAGTTTAATAAATGTATTTGTCCACACATACGGAAAGGGTATATGCCACTCTGCTGGATTTTCATGATGATATTTATGTTGGCCATCAGCAAATATAAGTGTAACCCATGTTTTGTCTTTTGCCTCTTCTGGATAATGACATGAAGCATTTACAAAACCAGCGCCAATAATACTATACATTGCAGGAAATATATATAATGCATAAACTAAAATAGGACTTATCATCAATAGTGTTAAGAAATATAATGCATGTATTTTAAAGTAATGTTCATGTATGAATAAGTGTTCTTTATCTCTAAGTAAATCTTTTGCATATATCATACTTTTTTTACTTTCTTCTTTTGCAAAAAAATAACCAAAGAATACTTTCCAATAACCCATATATTTAGGTGAATGTGGGTCACCTTCTTTATCAACATATCTATGATGTTTTATGTGTGCAGATTTATATAATATTGTTGAACCTGAACCTACTATGACAGCTATATACATTAAAAAATAATGCCAGAATTTATTTGTTTTAAATGCCCTGTGTACAAAGTATCTGTGTAATGCTATAACTTGACCTACACATCCTAAAAAATGTCCTAGTATTAAACAAATTAACCATTGTTCTAATGTTAGAAAAAAGAAACTAGATATTAAACCTACCCATAACAATGCCCACAGTATTCTCATTTTTTCAATCATTTTCTTATTAATCTAATTACATAATATGCTGAATCAATTTCATACCACTTAACACCAAAATTTATAGAAGTAGGATTTGCATGATGATTATTATGTAGTGTTGTACAATTTAAAGGAAATATATTAATATTGACTGAATTGTCATTAGTATCAAAGTTTCTGTATCCCCAACCTAAAGTATGACACAATACATTAGTAACGCTAGATATGTGAAAACTAAATGTAGCAGGTATTAGTATTATACAAAGTGTATAGAATGGGCTAATTAGTAAACATGGTATCATTATCATATAATATATTTTAAAGAAATTTTCATATTGTATTCTATAATGTTTATTCTTCAGTAATCTCTTTACTGTATGTCCACTTATCATATTATTTTTATATGTGTTCCACCAGAACCATGTTTTCCAACCATTACTTGCTGGGTGTGAATCGCCTTCTTTATCAGAATATCTATGATGTGTTATATGATTTGGTGCCCATACTAATGCTGGTGGTTGTAGTGTAAATGTTGAACAGTATAATAAAAATGTTTCTATTTTTTTGTCTAATTCAAATGCTTTATGAGTACAATATCTGTGTATAAAAGTTTCTACAATTACTATTGCAAAAAAGAATATAGAGATGAATATTATAAAATAATCTAGACTTGTAAAAGCTCCCCAATAGTAATAAATGCCTACAAATGTTGTAAGTTGCATAACTAATTGTGTTAGTAATAATTTAGACTGTTGATTTAACATTTAACCTCTACTAATTAAAAATAGTTTTTCTATAAACCAAGCTGGTGGGTCTATTTCCCACCTCTTATGTCCATGTCTGTAATCTTTAGATATTGTATGATGATAGTTATGCCAACCCTCGCCCCAGCTAATTAGTGAAGTTAATGGACTATTAACAGCAGTACAATCTTTTCTAGGTGTAATAACAAGATATCCGAAATGTTTAGAATGAGGTATAACCCCAAAAGCGCCGGCTGCAAAATATACACAAGCTGCAGGAAAACTAAATGCAAATATACCTAACATTGGGTCTATTGTATATAAAACACCAATGTATGTAAACAATAGTTTCCAATAATGTCTTGTAATAAACATATAGTCTTTATCTTTTAAGATATCTTTTACCATTGTTTTAGGTACAATTATAGGGTCATATAAAGTAAGCCATGCTCTAACATAACCTATTCTTTCTGGTGATTGGTTGTCATCAACAGGATGTCCAGCATATCTATGATGATATCTATGTTGTGATGTCCATGATAGTGGACTGCCAAATGCAGATATTATAGTTAAGTATTTTAATATTTTTTCTCTTATCACCCCTGTTTTAAAACTTCTATGTGCCATAAATCTATGCATTGCAATGTTTGTGCCAAATATATTTACAAATGCCCATGCGATTAAACCATATATAATATATTCTGGAAAGTAAATACATCCTAGTATAGTAATAATAGTATTAAGTAACGCCAACAATTGTATTAATCTTGCATGTTTCATTTTGTCCACCCTAGTTTATTTATAACCCAAACGCATGGGTCAAACCAGCAATGTTTTAATTTGGGTTCAATGTGATGTTGTCTATGAAATGATTCAGAAAATGCAACAGGATACATATACGGAACATCTTTAACTTCACCTATATGACACATAATTCCTGTTACTGCCATTACCCAAAATGTAGTCATTCCTACAGCTGTTGCCCATGATAAAAACCATTCGACAGGTAATATCATAAACAATATAAAATTAAGTAAATATGCTAAAACTGTTTCGTTTTTTGTTAACCACATTTGCCATTCATTTCTTATTCTCTTAGAAGCTAGTTTTACACTTGCCTCATGTTCATGAGTTCTAAATATAATTCTAAACCAATTGACATATTTAGGACTATGTGGGTCTTTTTCTGTATCAGAGTTCTTATGATGATTATGGTGCCATGCACAATATGATATTGGCGTACCAATCAATGCAGTTAGTGATACTACACTCATAGTGTTTTGAAACCATACTGGTGGATTCCACAAGTCATGTGTTGCCCACCTGTGAGTAAACATACTCATAACAAATTCTAGTAAAAACCAAAATAAGATATATGTAAATAACAATTGTGTCCAAGATAGAACAACAAAAGAATACAATGCTAATGCAAAGTAAAATATATATAAAATACTAAGTGCTAATCTCATTTTCAACCACGCTTGACATTGTTCTCTATTTATGTTATTTTAGCTGTGTTCTCCTCCCGAGGGTCAGAGTAGCTAGTGTTTAGTGCTATCATCTAGACTATCAAAGATATCATTTAACTTCTTAGATGTATCATCATCAAGTTCTTCTCTTTCATAAGAATCTTGATTATGTTCTGTTACCATTGTAGCCTTATCATATGCACTTGATACACTTACATAAGAATTGGTCATCGCTGTACCAGCAGATGTGATAGTCATTATCTTGTCTTTAGGTATAGATATAATAGTATCATCAGAATATGAAGTCCACTTTATAAGGGCAACATAATCTTTTAGACCAACTTCTTCCATAGCAGGTATATATTTTACTTGCAAAGGTTTATCAATTTTAACAAGCGGTGATTTTTCATCTAACAATCTTTCTGGTATTGTACAAACAATATCATCACCATTAATAAGTTTAATAATCTTAATTGCTTCCATGTAACTCTCCTTTATAACTCGACATTATGAATGTCATAGTTAAATCCTTCTTCGTTGTATATATTTATCCTTTCTCTAAAGTGAGAAAGAGTATAATTTTCTTCTTCTTGATAAGATAAATCATCTGATATATCATATAATCTAGCCTCTGAATTATCATCTTTTAGTCTTAATCCACGACCAATGCTTTGTAGGTTTCTGATACGAGACTTACTAGGACTACTAAAAACAATATTATGTAAATTGCGAATATTAATACCAGTACTAAAGGTACCATAACTGGCGATAATAATAGCGTTATCAGATTTTTCTGTGATAGCTCTAATCTTTTCTCTTTCATGTGCTTCTACTCCTCCATAAACAAAGAATACTTGTTTGTCTTTATTTTTTTCTTCTATTAGTTGTTTTAATATCATACCATGTTTTTCTACATATTGAAACAGGCAAAGTGAATTACCAGTAAGACCTAAACATAGATTTCTGATATAATTATTTCTTTTAGTATTAGATACTAGAAAATCCATTTCTTCTTGATATGTTTTACCTCTAAGAAAGTCTATTGACATCTTTTCATGTTTTAAAACTAGACAATGTATTTTAAGTTGAGCCAGATGTTCTTTTTCTTGAAGTTCTGTAGTTGTTACTATCTTGTTCACGGCACCAAATAAACCCTCTAAAACAAGTTTGTGTGTCTTGCTATCATCAAGTGTGCCTGTAAGACCAATACGATACTTACAGTTTTCTAATCTTGCCATAATTTTAGTTAAAGAAACTGCCTTAAACAAGTGAGCTTCATCGCCAAC